GCCAACCTCTACGGCGGCGGCAAGGGCTATCGTAACTGTGCGATGGGCCTGATCCACGCGATTAACAAGGGCCTGCGCAACCATCTGCCCCACACCGTCAAGATCGATCAATGAAAGGAAAGCTACCGATGACCAAGATCAAGCTGACAAAACTGACTGCCGATGCCGGCCCGCGCGACCTTGAGGGAGGCGTGGTGTTCGACGCCAAGGCCCCGCTCCATATCACGGTGATTGATAGCGACATCACCCGCGCCGATCGCAAGGAACCCGACACATGCGCCATGGCGCTGGCGGTGCGACGTTGCGTTCACGCGCACGAGGTGCGGGTCCACATGACCCGCGTCTATGTTCGTAAAAAGGCGAACGGTCCCTGGACGCGCTATCTGACCAGCGCCCCGCTCAGGACCGAGCTTGTCTCGTTCGATCGCGGCGGCGGGTTCCAGGCCGGCACGTACATGCTGCACCGGGTCTACAAGTCGCAGCGGGTCGGTGTCCGCGCCCACCGCTACGCGGACAACAAGCGCGTGCACAGGGACAGGAAGCACGAAAACCTGGGCCTGCGCCGGCCGCTGCGGGTGCTGAAAAACGTGCGCGGGCATTCGCCGCTGTGAGCAGCCGCAACATGGCGCGCGAGATCGATCTGGTCTTGCGCGCCATGGGCCTACCCAAGGCCCACCACACACGGCGAGGCAGCGGTCATGGATGCGCTTCCTTTGTGTGTCTCGATGGGGTTCACCGATCCGTCATCTATTCGCTAACCTGTCATGGAGGGAGAGGCCTCAACAATGTCTTATCCATTGTCCGACGATTTGCCCGTGGTGCATCAAAACCCAGCAGCGACCCCCGGGCGGTCGGTTATCAACTTCACAAACGATCAGGTCCTGCTGATCAAGTCACAGGTGGCGGCGGGCGCCAGTGACGACGAGCTTGCGCTGTTTTTATACCACTGCCGCCGCACCGGGCTCGATCCTCTGGCCAAGCAAATCTACTGTGTGTTCCGCTGGGCGTCGGTGCGCGATCCGGCCACCGGGAAGTGGAAGGACGTGCGGGCGATGACGATCCAGACCGGGATCGATGGGTTCCGGTTGATCGCCGAGCGAACCGGCAAATATGCCGGGCAGCTGGGGCCGTTCTGGTATGGCAAGAACACCGGCTGGCAGGACCTGTGGCTGCCGGAGAAGCAGTTCGACCACCCGATCGCCGCCAAGATTGGCGTGCTGCGCTCCGACTTCAAGGAGCCGCTCTGGTCGGTCGCCGACTGGGAAACCTATGCGCAGAAGTCCAGCAAGGGCGATCTCACCCGCAGCTGGCTGCGCATGGGGCCGCTGATGATTGCCAAGTGCGCAGAGGCATTGGCGCTGCGGCGCGCCTTCCCGCAGGAACTCTCCGGGCTCTTGAGTGAGGAGGAGATGCCGGAAGAGGAGGCGGCCGAGCACAAGCCGGTGGCTGCGCCTGACGTCATGCGTCCGGTGATCGAGCACGCGCCGCCGATGCCCCCGGTGGAGATCGTGACTGAGCGTAGCCCGCCACCGGACGAGCCCGGCGACCCGGGGCCGATCCCGGAGGCGCTCAAGCGCCCACAGCCCAAACCGCCAGCAAAGCCCGCCGGCAAGCGCTCAATCGCTCAGATTGCCGCGCTTGAAGCGGAGGCGCGCGAGGCCGCCGATCGCGGCTCGGCGATCTTCCAGACCTTCTGGCGGCGCTTTTCCAGCGATGAGAACGGCCGCACCATCATCCGTGGGCTGGAAAGCGATCTGAAAAAGCGCATGGAGATGGCCGACGCTGAGATCGCCGCGCAGGCCGTAGCCGACCAAGAGGACTTCCCATGAACCCAGCCAAGGACGCAATCGGCAACTGCACCTGCAAGACCTGTGCGTATTTTCACCAGCCGGTACCGGGGCCGGCCGGGCTGTGCATCTGGGGGCCGCCAACCCCGGTGTTCATGGGCATGGCGCCGGTCGCGCCAGGACCTCTGGTCGATCCGAGCAAGCCAACACAGCTGCAGCCGATGGTGAACTCCTATTTCCCGATCGTGCAGCAGGATGCCGGCTGCGGGCGCCATCCCGAGCGGGCGGAGAACAAGGGCACGATAATGCCGTGGCGCCCGACCGGGCTCAACTCATAGCGCTGAAGTGGGCGCCGGCACCGGCGTCACCACCGGGTCAGGATGCGCCGGCGGCGGCGCAAAGATCACCTGCGCCCGCTGGGCCGTGAACACGCCGGCCGTCACCAGATTGTTGATCAGGGTCTGCACGGCGGGGAGCGCGAGATCGAGCCGGCGCGCCGCAAAGATGATCCGGTGCAGCGCCGGCCTGCTCTGCGCCTGGGTTATGAGCGCGGTGTATTCCGGGTCGGTCATCAGCGCCAGCAGCGCCTCGATCGCCACGATCTGCGGCGCGACGTCGGTGTAGGTCGCGGCCGCGACATTGGCGGCGGCGATCTGCGCAGGCGTTGCCTCCGGTCGGAAATAAATCCTCCCATCGGCCGCCACTCCATCGATTGGTGCCAGCGCCTCAATCGTCTGCTGGTAGAGTTGTAGATTGTTGATCTTTGCCATGAGCTACAACCAGACGGCGCAGGAGAGGTTATTCAAGGAGTTGATGTTAAACACGTTGGCATTCACCCCGTCACTCGCCTCATTCGCGGTGAGGGTATGCAGCCCGTTTGCCGCAAATGATATTGTCGGAGTGTTGGTGTTGAAGTTGCTGCCACCGGTCGGGTTGACGTAGCGAAAGAAATTTTCTGCCAGACTTGAACCGTCAAGGGACATTCCAAGGAACACCTGCGCGCCATTGGCAACGAGCGTAACACCGAAATTATACCACGCCAGGATTGCTTTCTCGGCCGAGCACTGGAGCAGGTTGATGGTGTTGCCGGTGCTATTATTAGCGGCGCGAGCAACGGCGCTGGTGTAGGTGTAGGCCGCCGCATTGTCATTGACCTGAAACTGATAGAGCACTTGATTGTAGTAGTTAGCAATCTGGGCGAAGGCGGCAACTCCGCCGGCGCCGGAACCGCCAAAGATAAACTGGCTTTGCCCGGCCACGGCGGTGGTGCGGAAGGTGCCAAGAAAAGTTCCCAGGCCCGTGCCAAGCGTGAAGGTCGTTGTGTTGGTGAGGCGCGCGGTCGCCGGGGCAGCGTTAGTCAGGAACCCGCCAAAAATTGCGAGGCCGGTAGCGCGGGTGACGTTGCTTGCCCACGGTATCGTGCAGAGCGCCGCCACCCCGTTCACTAGAGTTGAGAACACGTCGAAATTGGTGTTGGCCGCCCAGTTGCTGCCGAGATTGAGCGCAAGCCCTACCTGATCCAAAAGGCTAGAGGTGAACTGATAAGGTTGGATGTTGGCGCCGTTGAAAATCGGCACGAACTGATGAACGTACGGCGCGTACCAGACGGTGACCGCTGCCGGCTGGTTGGTGAGCATCACCGGGATCGCGCTTTGCAGCGTCAATCTCCCGCCCGGCATGCCCCACGGCTGGGTCACCACCGGGGTGGCCGGCGTCTCCAACAGGAAGCCGCCGAGCCCGCCGGTTAGCGCCTGGAAAAACCGGAACACATATTCGAACCCGGTGAGGATGTCGCCGATGTTGGCCTGGGTGGCGCCATCCGCGTGATAGACCGGGAAGAACCCGAGATTGTTGTACTGCGCCGTCACCGCTCCCGACGAGGTGGCGGTAGCGACAAAGCGGAACCCGCCCATGTTGTTCATGGCGGTGAGCGCCGGGCAGTTAATCTGCGGAGTGAGCGAGATCGCGTTGGTGCCGGTGGCGGTGCAGGGTATCTCGATCATGGCGCCGACCTGATCGAACATCTTGTCGAGCAGGTTCATCGCCTCCGGCGAGGTGGCGTTGCCGAACGGGTATGGAGGATTGGGCCAGGACACGGGCTAGCTCAGTTGCTCACCATGCACTGGATCGAGCAGGTGTCGGTCGGATCGATGTTGGCGGTATCGACGAAGGTGACCGATCCGCCATCACCAAGAGGCATGTCAGCCGGCAGCGGCAGGGTCTGGATCAGCGGCGTAGTGGCAAAATTGGCAATCGAGGCGCCGTTGACCGAGACAATATTTACGGTCTGGCCAGCGGTGATCGCCACGTTCAGCGGCAGGCGCAGCAGGATATTTCCGGCCGCGTCTTTGACCAGCATCTGCACGGTGCGATTTCCCACGGTGCCGCTGGCGACCCACACCGCCACCACCGAGGCCACCACGATCGCCTTGGAGAAAGTGATTACACGCCCGTTAGCGGTAACAGCGATTGCCGCCACCACCTGACTTCCTGGTGTCCCCAGCCTTGCGCTCATCGTCGCCCCCTGCGGCCGCGCCGTTTGCTCTCGCGTGCCTTGCGGAAGGCCGCCGCCACCGCCTGCCGGCGCGGATGGCCGGCGCGGATCATCTCGCGGATGTTGCGGCTACGGACCGCGGGCGATGACCCGGAAGCGAGTGGCATCAGTAGCGGCGCCCCCGCCGACCCTTGCGCTTGCGCATCATGGATACTCCAGGACGGTGACCGGTGTGGTGGTGGAGAAGCCCTGCCACGCTTGGCCAACCGAAGGCGCATTGGTCGGCGGCGAGAAGCAGGAGGCCACGTTCGAGGCGATGGCTGGCACCGGGATGCCGACGTTGGCGGCGGGAGCTACCACCGCGCCGGTATTGATGGTGGCGATGTTGGGCATGATCCAGAGCGCGTTAGTGCCGCCCGAGTTGCAAATCTGTAAACCGTGACGTGACGGGTTGGCGCCGATCAGCTGCTGGGCCGTGGTAACGGCGGAGTAGAAGTAGACGTTGGGGCTGAGGATGGTCGGCTGGGCGTTGGCGTATTTGATGAAATCGACGCGCGGGGCGTTTTTCACGGCCAACGCGAAGCCGCCAACGATCACAGCAACCAGAGCCAGGGCGACAAGGCCCGGGAAGCGCTCTAAGGTTTTCATTTGATCAACTCCCTTCACCTGTCATACCGGCCTTCCAGTAGATTACCATGATCGGCAGGAACACCAAAGCGGAGAAGGCGCTGGCCGCGATCACGCGCCAGAGGTTGGGGTCCCAAACTACAAATCCCCAGATGAAACACCCGGTGACGAGCGCCACCAGCCCCAAAAGCCGCGCGGAAAGCACGTCAAGCGCCACCATCACGGCGGCGGGGTATTCGTCCTTTTTGGGGGTCGTGTATGACACGTCGGCCTGCTTTGGCGGCACCTGCTGCGGGATCGGCCGCACCAGCTGGGCGGGATGGCTCACCACCTGCCCCGGCACCGGGCCATCATAGAGTTCCTCAACCTCGACGCCGGCTGGCAGCGCCTCATTTGGCGGCGCTGCTGCCGAAGAAGCTTCCTTCGCCATGTCCTTCTCCATCGAGCTTGTGGCGGATGCTCAGTATTTTTGCCCCGGTCTCGATCGCCTTGAGCCGCTCCGCGGTGGTTATATCCTTGTTTTTGAGAACCTCCAGCACCTGCGTTTCCAGCGTGTCGAGCAGCGTGCTCTTGGTTGTGCGCTTTTTCTCAGTCACTGCAGCGGTATTCCCGAGGGATTGTCCATGACCGACTGGGAACTCATATAGCCGCCGAGCGTGCCGGCGATCTCACCACGCAGCCCGCCGGTGTCGGCGGCGATCTGGCGCAGGTTGAGGTTCATCGAGCGAACGCCATTGTTCACCGGGGCGCTCTCCTGCAGCATATGAACGATGCGTGTGATTTCCTTATGGGTGAGATAGTCGCCGAGCTTTTTGGCCGCATAGCCTGTCCCGGCGAGACCGAGAAACAACGGGCTGTGGGCAAGCTGGGTGATGATGACCGCAGCCGTCACGCCGTGCAGACCGCTGGGCGCCGCGATCTTCCCGACCCAGCGTGCGGCGTTCTCCAGATACGTCCCCTCGATGACCCTGATCATCTGCTCTTTGACATTGGGTGGATAGCCGCTGATGCGCCCCGCGTGGTCCACGATCTTCCTGATCTCCTGGCGCATTGTGTTGATCTCGTTGGCGCCAGTACCGCTGACAGCGGCGCGGCGGAGAGCAACCTCCAGCGCCTTCTCGATATCCTGGACCTTCATCGCCATCGCCCAGTTGCCGAGCGCCTGTGTCAGCGGCTTGCTCAGACCGATCCCCTGCATGAAGTTGCGGATTTCACCGCGGGCGATCTGGGCGGCAACGTAGTCTCCGCCCTTGCCCTTAACGTATTCGATGTTGCCAAGGTACTGATGCAGTCCCAGTAGCTCCGACATGCGCATAGGTCGCGCATTGTCGAGCCTGTTTCCCAGTATCTGATAGGTTTTTTTTGCGATCTCGGGCCCAAGATAGTTGGGACCGCTGTCGAGAACAGTGCGTATATGCTTTCCCAGAGCAAGCTGCATCTGCATCGGCAGCTTCATGTAGGCAAAGTTGGCGAGCGTGAAAGGCGCGTTCTCAAGCTTGGCGTAGGCTCGCTGCGAGGCGGCCTTGAGGTTGGTATTCACGTTCGATCGCGCGGCCTTTTCAATCCTACTTGCCGCGCGCGCGCCACCGATGCCGCCGCCCATAAAGCCGCCTACCATCCGGGCTGTCGGATCATTGGGATCGGCTCCCAGCGCTTCGGCGCCCTCCGCCGCTGCCTCCTCGCCGGCACCAGCTCCGACGATGCTGGCGATCTGAGCTTTGCCCGCCGCACTTCTCAGCGCCGCAGTCTTGGCCGCCGCCCGCACACCTGTGGGCGCAAGCGCGCCCGGGCTTGCCGGCCCCATCGCCAGCGAGGGAAGTACCTGCTCGCCGATCGATTGGATAAACTTACCCGGCATGTATTGGGGCTCGTCGTATTTTCCGGTCAGTTTTTCTCGTTGCGCGGCGATGCTCTCGCTGGTCGGGATGTGCGCGCCGTACTTTTTCGAGGTGTCGGTGAAATAAGTGCTGTCCTCACCGGTGATGGCGCCGGTGAGATAATCCAAGCCGGCATTCATGGACTCGCCGAGATCGCCCGCGAAACCACCCAGATGCTCCGCGCCAAGCTCCAGGCTGCGCGGGACGGCTTTGAGGGCGTCGACCGTATAATCCTTGATCGTCCCAAGAACGCCGCGCGGCTCCTCGTCCCCGCCAGCACCACCGCCCGGTTGATAAAGCCGCTGCGCCTGCGCCACGATCTCCTCGTTGCTGGCGCCGTCAGGACCCCGCAACGTGACAATATGACCGTCAGGCGCCCTAACCTTATACTCGGCCATCAGCGGATCACCTCCCATGGGATTTTGTCACGGGAGGCCTTGGTTCCGGACTGCGCCTTGAGCCAAGCCTCGTCAACAAGTTCCTGCGCCTCCAGAGGATCGTAGCGCTGCATGTCAGTGATGCTGTCAACCGAGTCCTTGAGGGCGTTCTCGGTATTGGTGATCTCCTGCCGCATGATCTTGATCTGCGCAACCAGCGACGCCGGGCCGGTGGCGGCGTCGAGAACGGCATCAGCGCGTGCCTCGATACGATCCGCCACCCGGGATTGACCCGTAGGATTGAGTGTGCGGATATAAGAGTTTCGCAGCGCGTCCAGCGAGCGCTTCAACGAGGCCAGCTGCGGATTGCTAAGCTGTCGCTGCGACATCTGCCGCAGCTGGTTCCAAGGGACAAATTTATTGTCTTTTCCCTGCGAGTAATCGGCGATCTGCGTCAGGGCCGTGGGGTACATCCGGTTGAACTCGTTGGAGAAAGTAGACACCCGGGCTTGATAACCGCCGACCGCCCTGCCGGCTGCAGTCTCACGCGTAAGGTCTATCAGCTTTTTCTCATACTCCTGCGCGGACGGGTCATGGCCGTTCTGGGCTCGATACTCGCGCATCCACATGTTGAGCGCTGCTTGCACCTGCGACCGGCCGGAGAGCGTGCCATTAATCGAGGCCTGCAGCCTTTCCGCCTGAAGCTGGAGCGATATCAGGCGTTCCGCATGGGTTGCCTGAAACTGCTTTTCCCTCTGATTTACCTCAGCGAGGGTGGTGTAGTTCCTCTGGCTTGCCAAGTTGTAGGTGATCTCGTCCTTGTACTGCTCGGCGGCGATCTGCAGCATGCCGAGCTTCAGGTCCATACTCATTTTCTTGTTCTTGAAAATGAGATCATACTGATCGAGCTTGGCCTGATTGTCGGTCTTGACCTTCTCAGCCGCTACCTTCCACTCCTCTATGTTGTTGTTGAACTCCTCTTTCTTGCCCTGGGTGAAGCCCTTGATGGCGCCGCCGAAGGCGTTGAGAGCGGCGGTGGTGTTGCCGCGAGCGCGGCCGCCCGCCAGGGCGCCCAGCACGGTCGCGATCTGCATCCACTCCATCGCCCCCTGCGCAATATTATTCTGCGGTGCGTTGGGCATCTTCTCCAGCGTCGGCGGCGCCTGCATGCTGTCGATATCGCCCTGCAGGTCGGCAATCGCCTTCTCGCTGGCGGCCCCTTTGCGCTTGAGGATATCTTTTCCTTCGCCCTCCAGGCGCTCGATCTGCCGCTCGATACGATCCTCGTCGTCGGGCTTGCCGGCCGCGGCTGAGGTGACCGGCTGCCGATCGCCTTTGGCGGCGGGCTCCTCGGCGATCCGCTCCTGGTCTTTGGTCGGCGCCTCCGGTGCATCATCCCCGGAGCCCGGCCCGCCGGGAGCGGCGAGCCCGGGAATATCGCTGAACGAGATACTCTCCGGCCGATCGAGCGCCTCCTGCAGGCTGACCGGCTGAGGTTGCGGTTGCGGCTGGTTGGGCGTCCCGCCGAACAGGGGGCGCGGCGGCGGGTTGTCTCCAAAGAGGAGCCGTTCGATCGTCTGAGGGAGGAAATCCATGATCAGACCTGGGTTGCGCCGGTCACCTTGAGATTACTCAAAGCCGCGAGCATGCCGAAGGATTGCAGTGCCCCGGTGATCGACTGCTGAAATGCCGTGTCCTGCTGCACCTGGATTTGCGCCGCCTGCATCAAGGTTGAGTCGAGCGATGAGGTGGCGTTGACCGCGGTCGAGACCCCGGCATTGGCGGCGGAGGCCGCCTGGAACGCGGTCGATATCAGCTGGTTGACCATCTGCACCTGCATGGACAGCGCCTGCTGCTGGATTTGCTGGTTGCCCTGGGCCCATTCGCTGGTCGCCTCGACGTTCTGGTTTCCCTGGTTGGCGATCTGCTGGCGCAGTTGATTTTGCGCGTTCTGCACAAAAATCTGGATCGAGGCTGCCTGCGCCGGGCTGATCTGAAAGTTATTGGCGAGGCTCAGGTCCTGCGCCGCTGTTTGATTGAACAGCGGGACATTCTGGGTTGCCTGCCCCTGCAGGGGACCGATGCTCGCCTTGGCGTTCTCTACCGCCGCAGTTGCCTGCGACGGCAGAGGCGGCGGGCCCTTGAGAAGATTATAGCCGAGGAAGCCCACCGGCAGCGCCAGCTCGGCGGCCTTGGTATAAGGACTGTTGAGGAAGTTAGACACCCCGGCGGAAAGACCGCCGGTGTCTGGCTGCGCGGTCGGGCCGACACCGGGGATGCCGGTCTCGACGCCGTTGTTGAAGATCGGCCGATCGGGAGCCACTCCGGCTCCGTTGAGCGCGTCGGCAGCGCTCTGCGGCGCTACCTGCCCGGCCGCGGGCGCAGCCGTGGGGTCGGCGGCAAGATTGGCGATGTCCAGCGGCGTGGAAGAACCGCCCACCGCCTCGATCGCGCTTGGTCCGGTATTGAGATTGGCCGGCGGCAGCTGACCGAGTTCAGCCGCAAGCGTCGGGTTGCCGGAGGCAAGCTCGGTGGACGCCGACTGAAAGCTCGGCAGCGAGGCAACGTTGGCGCTCCCTTCCCCAATGCTGGCGAGATTGGCGCCGTTCAGCGCTCCGGTGGCACCGGTGGAGGTGGCACCAGGAGCGGCAGAAGCGAAGTTAAGCGCCTGGGTAGCGCTCTGAGGCGCGAGTGTGTCAACCGCACCAGCAGCGCCCGCCGCGCCTGCCGCATCGGCAGCAGTGAGCCCGGTATCGATCGCGCCGGCCTCCGCAGCGCCCGTGCCGGCGGCATCCACAGCACCTCCGGCTGCGGCGGCATCAATTGCTTCCGCTCCCGCCCCTGCGGCATCAATCGCTCCGGCGCCGGCAAGATCGGTGGCACCAGCAGCGGCAGCATCAAGTCCGAGATCGGCGCCAGCTATGCCAAGGTCGGCCGCTACCTCGCCACCGCCGAACAGCGCGCCGATCAGTGCCTCAGTACCGATCCCGATACCCATCAGGCTGTTCCCCCGTCACCGACCCCGGTGTCGATCGCGTTGTTGAGCACGTTCTGATATCCCAGCGGCGCGGCACCGTCACCCTGCTGCTGCGGGTTACCAACCTGCCGGGTGAAGCCGGGGATTTGAACGCCGCCGGGGGGCACCGCCCCGCCCATCTGGATCGGGTTGAAGAACCCCTGGGCGTCGAAATATCCCAAAGGGGTGCCGCCTGGACCGGGAAACGATCCAGGGTCAGGAAGCCCGCCTACCGTCACCCCATCCGGAGCCGGGTTAGGCGTCGTGCCGTCAGCCGGGATCGGGTTGATCAACGACTCAGCGGTGATCTGCGGGCCGGTAGGAAGAGCGGCACCGCCCCCACTCGTGGAAGCGTTGTTGAGGGCCTGGGTGGCGCCATCGGATATTCCATCAGGGGCCGGACCGGACGGCGCATTGTTGCCACTGATCGGCGAGGGGGTCGTTTCTCCTGGGGCCGGCTGGTTATTGTTGATCGCATCAATAGTCGCTTTCGCTCCCGGGGTGTTGTCGATTTCTCCTGGAGGCTTGGCGGTCCTGAACGTGTCCGTAGGGGTGGTGGTGGCGGCCGGCGTCGTAGTACCGGGAGCAGGGGTTGTCTGCTGCGCAGCAGCGCTGGCCGGAGTTGTGACCACCACTGTTTCCGGCGAAGGCGAGGGTCCCGGGAAGTTGATGGTCTGCCCGCCGGGGGCCTGACCCGGGGCCGGGAAATTTACACTATTGTCCTGACCTTGTGTCGGCGGCCTGAAAGTTGGATCAGTAAATTGAGAAGGGTCAATGAGCGGCTGCGCCTCCGGGAAGTTCTCCGGAGTTATCGTGGGGGCAACGCTGATATCCTGCAGCGGGGTTTCCGCAACCGTGGTTGTGTTTGTACCGCCGGCCGGCTGCGGAGCCGCGAGATTTTGGTCGCCTCCTGGAGCCGTGATCCGCTCGGTCTGCACCGTGCCGGTCGGTGCGCCAGGGGTGCCGCCAGACAGCTGCCCGAACGGGTCCTCGGCCGGCGTGTCGGTCACGTCGGTCGGTGTATCGGGCGGGTTGGCTGTCAACGCCTCGACGCTTGGCGTTGCTCCCGCCAGGATTTCGGCGGCGCTGGAGAAGCCGCCGGTACCGACGCCTTGCGCGCTTGCGGCCGATGCCGGCGAGGCGGTGCCGACCGCCGGCCCGAGATCGCCGATGCCGGCGTTGTCGAGCGCGCTGCGTGCCGAGTCGGTGACCAAACCGTGAGAAGTATCATCAGTGGCGCCACCGCCGCCGACCCCGCCGGTCTGAGCGCCGGTATCGCCGCGATCCCCCTTGTCGGTTTCCGAACTCGCCGCACCAGCGGTGTCGCTGCCGGAAAAGCCGCTGGTCTGCTCGCCGCGGTCACCAGCCGCAGGTGAGGTGTCTTTACCTGTGTCGCCGCCGAAGCCGCTGGTCTGCTCGCCCTTGGTGCTGCTCTGGTCGCCCTTCTCTGTCTCTGACGAGGTGTCACCGGTATCGGTCGTGTCGGTGCCGGCATCACCACCACCGGGATCGGAGGAGCCGCCGGTGTCACCGCCTCCCGCGTCGGTACCACCTGTATCCTTACCGCCGCCGTCCGTTCCGCCGTCATCGTCAGAGCTGCCGCCCCCACCATCATCGTCGCCGTCATCATCGGCGGAGCACAGAAACCAAAACGGCAGCGGATCATCGAGCCAGTCACGCGCGCGCATTGCGGATATCCTTCAGGTAGGTGAGATCAGTGAGCTTGTAGCCCATATCTTCGAAGATTTTTCCGTGCGGCTGATTAGCCTTGCAGCGCATCAGAAAGATCGACGCCCCCTTCTCAGCCGCCACCTTCTCGGCGAACGCCAGCATGAACGCTCCGAGCTTTTGGCCGCGGTAGGCGGGGAGAAGATAGTGCAGGTCGTCGGTCGCCATGACGACGTCGCTGTAGTGATGGTGTGGGCGGATGAACATGCCGACATAGCCGACAATGTCCCAGTTCTCGTTGCGCGCACTAACCATAAAGAAGCGCCCCTCGCGCTGCTCGCGAAAGTAATAGGCCCAGTCAGGTTTGAGCTTAAAAACCTCCTTGTTTGGGCAACTCTCCTCGACGTGGTCGCCGAACATCCAAGCCGGGATCGTATCCGGCCGCAGCGGTTCGACCTGCACGCTCAGATGATGATCCCCAACGCTGATCGTATGTCCGCATGCTCCGATGCGTGACTGTCCATCCACGAGAACCATTCGTCCTCCTTGCTCAGATCGACGTCTGCAAGGTCTATACCAGAAACATTGGTCTGTGTCCGCAGCGCTTGATGCGTCGCCTCATGCGCCTCCAGCCAAGCCGCGATCACCTTGCGATCGTCGCCCCATAGGGCGAAGTTGTAATCTGGAATAAAAATAACCGGGGAGCGACCCTGGAATATTGAAACGAACTGCTGGTGCTCCAAATAATGCTCCTGCAGCCAGATCGAAAATCCAGTGGTATCCTTGGGGAGAACAATATCGTGAAAGAACAGTGGCATGCGGCTATTCTCAAGTGGACGCTGTTTGTCTTTGTTGTTCTGCTCGGGGTCTCTTACCTGTTCGGCCGCTAGGCGGTGTTCTTCGAAGCAAATACTGTCTCGTCCTGGTACTCCAGGATGACCCCGTTGAGGATGAAGCCGGTGTTGGCGCCGCCCGATCCGCCCGCCACGCTGCCGGTCAAGGTCACCCCGAGAAACACCCCGCGTGAGTCGATATTGGCTCGCTGATAGAGGAAGCCGGTCGCCACCCACTGGATCGGCTGGCTGGCGTTGTTGACCCACTGGATCAGCTGGCCAGCATTATTGACCCACGTGATCGGGATCGCGGTCGACCACGAGAACGGTCGCCCGGGGGTGAGATTTTCCGAGTCAGCCGAACCCTGGAGGGTGGTGAGCGTCTGCGAAGAGGCGGCAATGACGACGCGCAGCCCTTTCTTGCCGATCTGCGCCTCCTGGTTGGCCGAGAGCGAGGTGCGCAGGATGAACGGCACCGGCGTCGTGCTCTGAAACAACTGCGTGACGTCGGCTCCGGAAGAGGAGAAGGTCTCGATCAACCCGCCGATCGGGGCGGTGCAGATCGCGGTGATGCTGTTTCCCTGGTTGGCGACAAACCATCTGTTCTTGTAGAAGCACAGGATCAGAGATCGAGTGATGCCCGCCACCGGGTCTCGGTATCGCACCAGCAGTAGAAAGGTGTGCAGGGACGTGTGCAAATCCTGGACTGCGGCCTGAAACGGCTGGGAATAGTCCAGCGACGAAAACACCCCATCCATCTGGTCAGAGACTTTTTCCACCGACGCACCAAGGATCGCATAGACACCCACCTTGTTGGCGAACAGGATGAGGCGATTATAGGAGGCAATCGCCCGCGGGAACGGTGTACCCTGGTCTGACGACAGGGTAACAATATTGAATACGGTGGTCGAGCCCGAGACCGTGATCGTGCCAATTTGCTTGATCGCCGCATCGCCGAAAATATACAGGAAGTTGTTGAGCGCTCGCAAGGCAGTGATCGAGTGCGCGAGATCGGCGTCGGCTATGGTCGTTGACCCCGACGCATTCGCCGGGTTCGAGTCATCAAAGCCCTTTGTGCCCGTCCATGTAAGGTTGCGCGCGCCCGCCAGCCAGACGCGCCCGGCGTAAACCGCAAGAGTGGTCGGGGTGAGGGCGAAGAAAGGCCAGACAATAGCCGTGGCAGCAGTTGTTGATGCGGGGGCGAAAGAGACCGTGAGAACATCGCCTGCTTTGTAGCCCGTTCCGGCGTTATCGAGGACAATGGACGTGACCACTCCACCGGTGATGATAGCGTGAGCGGTGGCGCCTGCTCCTGATCCTCCGCCGATGGTGACTGTGGGGGGAGCGCCATAGCCGGAGCCTCCGTTGGTGACCACGATATTGGGAGAGACCCCGCCCGACTGCACGAACACGTGCCCGTCCCAGGTGCAGTATCCGGCCGTCGGGTCAGCGATCAGAATGCGCTGCGAGGCCCACACCGTCATGTCGGGCGTGGTCGAGAACGTGTTGGGCAAGGCAAACTGCACCTGCGCGCCAGTCCCGGCATTGACCTGATAGCCGGCGCCATCCTGGGTGAAGCAGATGATGAAATCGGTCTGCACGCCACCGGGCGGCGTGTAGTTGGCGAAGAACTGCGAGGTGATGACCTTGCCGGCGATCTGGGTCAGCGGCGCAGCCGGGCCGTTGCAGGCCACCAGCTGGTTGGGGCCGACGATCTGCAGGTTTTCGCACCATGCGAGCTTGGTGGTCGGCAGCGCCTCGCGCGCCGACTGGGTATCCATGGTGTCAAAGCCGGAATAGAAGATGTATTTCTTGGTAGCTTGCTGGAGGCGGGCAACGTCGGTGGGCATCTACCAACCCCGCTGCACGCGTCGCCACGAGCTTTGATAAATGTTTGACCGGCGGACCGGCAGGCGGGTGTTGGCGATCTCGGCGCGGCGCCCCTCGTAGCGCTTGCGATAGTAGTCGGCTTGATCGAAGTTTTGCCCCTTCAGCAACGCCAGATGCGAAGCATAGAACTGCACACAATCACTCATCGGCGCATTGATCTGGACGTCGGCATCGCTCGTGTTCACCAGCGGGTTGGGCAGCACATAGGCGTCAACTTCCAGGGGATAGTTCTGATCCGGGAGCGCCGGGTAGATATAAATCTTGTTTTGCTCGGTGTAGTTGGACCACACTCCGGGCTGGCCGGCGCTTAGCGTATTCGAGCGCAGGAAGGCGTTGAACCTTACAAACGGCCACCACTGCAGCGTAAAACGCTGGGTGCCGAACAGCACGGCCACCGCATGAAAATCGATCACGTCGACGAGCGCCTGGGCGGTGGCGGCCGCCGCACCAGAGCCGAAGGTGACGGTCGGAGTTGAAGTATAGCCGGAGCCCCAGTTGGTCATGCCGATCTGCTGAACGAACTGGGACGATCCGGTGCCTCCCATCAGCGCAACACCGGTGGCGGTGACACCGCCTGCGGGCGGGGCGCCGAAGGTCACGGTCGGTGGTGAAGAATAGACCCCGCCATTGGTGATGATGGCGCCGCCGACCCCGCCGTTGATCGGATAGGTTTCCTGGTTGATGATGACGGAGAGGTTGGTGAAGTAGGTTCGCACGCAAGCGAAGTCGAGAGCGACCCGAGTGCGCGCGTTATTTATGAAGGCGGTCAGTTCCGGCAGGGAAAAATCCAGAGCCGAGCTGTCATGGATAAGCTGCTGGACTTGGGTCTGATAGTCCTGGAGCTGCACAAGTCATCACGCCCTGGCTTCAGCGCCCTTCCCTGCCCGACCCCGCGGTGCCGGTTCCTCGATCTCCATCGGCACCATCCGGTAGACGATCGGCTGCACCACGAGATTGCGATAGAAAAAGTCCGCTCGACTGTCCTGCACCAGCGACGGCGTGTTCCAGCCGAAACGCTTCTGCACGTGCGCCTTCATCCTTGCCGGATCAGGCTCGTGGTGGTGACCATCCTCGTCATCGTAGGGCTGGAACCACGCAAAAATGTGGTTGGCGGCGTCGGGAGGGATGTTCACCGGCTTGTTTGGCTCAAAGACATACGGGACGCCGTCGAACATGTCCCGGATCGGGAAATCATTCTTGTTGATCACCCTCACCGCCATCACTTGCGGCTCTTGCTCCTCGACGGCGAGCGGGTCTTGCGGGTTCGGGGTCGGGTTCGGGCTCGCCATCATCTTCCTCCTGCGGCTGATCTGTCTCAGCCTCGGTTAGCACGGCGGGCGTCTCCAGGGAAGGCTCTGTCTGCGCCTCCGCCTCTTGATTGACGGCTTCAAGCGCAAAGCACATGGCCAGAAACATCGCCGCTTCCAGGTGGTCATTGCCGTGGCGCGGTCCGGTCTCGCGCGCGTCGCGCCGAGCCTGCGCGAGACGCTCAACCAGTTCGCCCTTGTCAGCCCATTCCTTCATGGCGCTACTCGTTGATGAACGCTTGCAGGATCGAGGTGTCGTTGATACCGCCCATGACCGTGCCGGCGAAGGTCGCGGTCGAGGTGGCGGCGCCAGCGTTGAGCGTCGAGCCGAAGGAGCCGGTGCCGAGCACGGTCTGGAAGCCGAAGCCGGCGTCATCCACCACCGCGGGGTTGGTGGAGGCCGCCGGAACCCTGCCACGGAAGGGGCGCGCCCACAGGAAACCGTTGTTGTAGAAGTTGGTGGTGGCGGAAAGCAGGCCCAGGTTGCTCTCAAGCGGGGTACCGACCGCGAGCGTGGCATAGGTCACGTTCGGTGCGGTGGTGACGGCCCAGCTCATGAGCGCGGTCGCCGCTACGCCGCCGGCAAGGCCGCCGCCGGCAAACGAGATCGCCGGCACCGAGGTGTTGTAGAGCGAGCCGTAGTCGGTGATGACCAGCCCGGTCAGGGTACCCGAGCCGCCGAGCACGCCAGCGCCGAAGTTGACCAGCGCGCCGCCGGTGACCGGAAAGGCCTGCTGCAGGCCCTGCTGGAAGTTTTGCGGCGGGATGTTCTGGATTTGCCCGGGCGGGAAGTTGGGGGCAACCGGGGTGGGCGAAGTCGGCACCGTGTAAGGGAGCGCCAGCTGGCCCGGATAGTCGAGAAACTGCGGAACCACGTAGACGTTGGGCAGCGAGGTATAGCCCGCCCCGACATTGACCAGGGTCGCCGAAGTCAGCACGCCGGCCGAGGTGATCTGCGACACCGCAGTCGCCTGGATGCCGCCCAGCGGTGGCGGGTCGATCAGGATCAGCGGCGGGACCACAAAGCCCGAGCCGCCGTTCGATACCGAAAGCGACGGCAGCGAGCCACCCACGATCGCGTAGCCCTTGGCGGCCTGACCGTTGCCGCCAGGACCGGCGACCGACACGGTGGCACCGGTCTGGGTCGGGCCAATGCCGTTGGTGCCGCCGGAGCCGGCGTTGGTAATCGAGGCCCCCACCACCACGCCCGAGCGGTTGATCAGGCGGTAGTTGTAGCCGTCCACCGAGATCGGAAACTGCTCGTTTGGCCACGCGACGACGCGCCATGCCGACTGGACCGGGTCCCACCACTCCACGCAGGTTTGCGCGCCGAGCGAGCACAGGTAGTTTCCCGGCGGGATATAAGAATAGGAGCCCGGGCCGAGCGCGACCGGAAAGGCGCCGCTGGGATTGAAGGGGGTTGAGCCGCCGATCCTCATGGTCTCACCTCGATTTTAGCCCAGATGTTCCCGATTATCTGTTAGATGTTCAGGAACGCAATGTTGTCGAACTTGCCGTGCGCCTTGCACTTGACGTCGACCATCTCCAGGAGCGTGAGCAGGGCACCGATATAGCCGAACTGGCCGTTCGCGAGCGTTGACTCGAACCCGGTGAAATAGAAGGAGGCCCGCTCATGGACGTAAAGCGAAAGGTAGTCGGTGTTGAGCAGATAGAGGGTCCCTTCGGGACAATACGGGTCTGGGTAGAAGGGGACACCTGCTACGTCGAGTGCGCGGAACAGGGCTTCAACTTTGCCTTCACCGAATGGCTGGGACGGAGTGACTACATAACGTTCGTTCGGGGTAAAATCCTGAGCGAGGTTTGTCCAGGTCCCGAAACCCATCAGGCCCATCTTCGGTATCTCGCCCGTCACCTTCGTCACCTGTGCGATGTACTGGAGCATCAGATTGCGGGTGGGGGTGGTGGGGCCGCCGTTGTGGACGTAGGTGGATTTCCAGAAGGTGTTGCTCGGCCGGTTGATGCCGCCGTATGTGGCGGCGAAGGTGCCGTCATCGACAGCGGCGGGGAGTCCGATCATGGACTGGAGATTTGACACGTTATTGTACATGTCGGTCGAGAAGCGATCGAGCGTCACGTTGGTGGCATCGTTCATGCGCGCTTCGATCAGCGGCACCACCGAGTAATCCAGCTGCACCAGACCCTCGAACCCGAGGAACGGGATCGCGGTCAGGTAACCCTTAAGGTTGAACTCCGCGTTCTGCAGGCCCGGCGTGGTGCCCGGCTGGTTGAACGATCCGTCATAGCTGACGTTCTGGATCGTCACCATCGGGTTGCCCTGCAGCGGCACGGTGATCGGCGACAAGCCGCCGGAAGCCACCTGCGCATGCGAAAGCATCGCCGCCATCCAGGGCGTTGACTTCCACAGCTGCACGAACACCTTGGGCAGGAACGCGCGCCGGGTGACCGCCGCCAGTTCGGCCGCGATAGCGCCTTGCGCCGGTATGATGCCCTGGCCAAATTGCGGCATTGCTCAACTCCCTTAGTTAGGCTGCCCCGCGCAACTCATCGATGACCTTGTGCGCCATCTCATTTGCTGCCCTGTCGGGGTTCTCCAACAGACCGGGAATAGAGGGAAAGGTCCAACGTTCCCCATGGCGGAACTGGTTGGAACGTTCGCGAGCGCGCGGTGTTGCCGGCGACGCATCAGCGGCATGCAGCTTGACCGCATCTTCAAGCTCCAGGTGCGGGTACCGCTTGAGGACCGTATCCTCGATTTTCTTGACCTCGTCCTCGCCGTGGCTCGCGACCGCCTCCGCGCGCTGTTTCTTGTAGCGCGCTTCGCGCTGCGCCTTGTTCCAGTTGCTGCGCTCGGTCTCGCGCTCGGCCTTCTGCTCGGCCTTGAATGCCTCGATCGCGACATCCGCGGGCAGCCGATAGCCGGGGTCGGTTTCCTTGACCATCCCGAGGAGCCGCGATCGGGTCTTGGGGTTGCCGGCCATGCGCTGCATCAGCTTGGCAAGGTCCATGGCCGTCTGTGGGTGGATTTGCTGGGTCATTTTCCTGGTCTCCCGGTGGGCGCGAGCTTGGCTTGGCCTTCCAGCTGGTGGGCAATCTCGTGCGTGGAGCTGCGCACCGGGATTTTCGGCTTCTCGTCGCCGAACTGCACCATGGCGAGGCCAGGAAAGCCGCGCGGATTGTCGTATTGCTGGGCATCAACCATGCCCTTGACGGCACCCGGCGCGATCGAGTCGATCAGGCGATCGGAAACCTTGAGGCTGGTGTCGGTGAGGCCCTTGTAGGTCGCAGGCGCTTCGCCGCCGGGCTCATAGGTCTCGAACGGCGAGGAGGTTTCGAAGAACCGCCGCCCCCGATCGACACCGTTGTTCTGCTTGCCCCGACGCCGCGCCATCAGATCACACCGGCTTGCCCTTGCGCACCAGATCGCCCTTCTCCAGCGCCATCGGCCGATCGCGCTCCGGCACCTTGGAGGAGCTGGAAAATCCACCCAGCTGCGGGTAGGACGGGATGTTCTGGAACATGCCGTTCTTTTTCTTGCGCTCGCCCATGCTGCCGGAAGCAACCTTCGGCTTGAGATAAGTTGACTCGGGCATCACATGCCTCCTGCCATTGCTGCCAACCCGGGAGGCGGCCCTATCGGGGAGGGTCCGCCGAGTGACATCCCGGGCGGCATTGGATTTCCAGTCGGGAGCCCCTGCCCCATCTTTGTTGCTTGTTGCATCTGCTGCATCGAGGCTCCGGTCAGGGCCTCGTTCTCCGACTTGCCGAAGTGAGCCTCCAGCGCGGTGACGGCGCGCATCAGGGCCTGCCGACGCTTGTCGCCGATCGGGAAGGAGTTCAACTCCTTGGTGAGCGCGGGGATCACAGCTTTGACTGTCGCCATCGCAGCGGCCTCAGCCCCAGCACCCTTACCGGGGCTGAGTGCCGGAGATGCGCCGGGCCCGGCTGGACCGCCGGCTGGAGACTTTGGAAGCGATAGCGCGGGAGGCGCTGATCCACCAGCCATCGGCGGCGTTGCAGGGAACGGCGGCATGGCGCGGGAAGCTACGCCCAAATTTTACCGAAGTACATTATGACACATGGAAAAAAGAAAACCCCCGCCTGGGCGGGGGCCGTGCTTGGGGGTGAATGTCGCTTTGCCGTTACCGGCGACCGCGACGATGACGCCGACGACGTGCCATCTGTACCTCCTGGTTGTTGCGGGTTGGTACCGGAGATGCAGTCTACTACAAATCGTCTCCGAAGCAATTATGACACATCAGGCAGCGGCGCGCGGCCGCGAAGGCTTGGTTGGCGCCGCGGCCTGCTGCTGCTTCTCCTGCTTTTCCGCCGCTACGCGCTTTTTCAGACGGTGCTTGAGTTCGTCCTTGTTGGGCGGATCGGTCATGTCGAGCAGGCTGAAGCGGTCGATCGCCTGGGTCTTGAACAGACCAGCCGCCATCTCCTTGGCCTCGTCGGCAAACAGCGGAGAATGCGAGTGACCAGAGACCCGCATCTTGATTTTCTGCTCCGCCAGCTGGGCTGGGACCATCAAAGCGCCGCTGTCGGTGATCAGCCGCTCCTTGGAGTTACGCTGCAGGAGCTTCAATCCGACATCGCCGATCTTCACCAGAGGTGCCTCCAGCCCGACCGCGACCTTGCGCAGCCGTCCCGAGCCGGTCGCGACCGCTCTTTTGCCCTGTTTTTCGCTGCGAATACCCTGTTCGCCGCGCCCCATGATGGTCTCGGTGAGGCCGGAGGCCTCCAAAAAGATCGTACCGATCTCCTTGAACTCGGCAAACAGGTCGGGAACCACCGGCGGCCGCTCGAACTCAACCTTGGCGCCCGGGATCATGTCGTAGACGAAGCTCCCGGCGCCGCCGAGCGCGTCCATTTTCTCATCGGTGAGCCCCATGAAGCCCGATCCGATCTTGGTCGGATCAACATTCTGCTCCAGTAGGTCGGCGATCTGCTGCAGGCGCTCGTTGGTCCACACCTGCAGCGGTATCAAAATGTCAAGGTGAGCCTTGCCCCAGAAGAAATCATGCAGCCGATAGGGGCACACGTGGACGAACGGGTGCTCCTGCTCGATCCCGAACAGGTTGGAGGAGCCCCGATAAAGCTCGGAAGCGCGCGCCTCGTCGGCCTTGCGCATGGCATCGATGGTTTCGCGACTGTCGGAAAGGACCCCATCCACCCCGTCGGCCTTGGTGAAGATCGCGTAGTCGTCGGTATCGTCATCCCACACCCACACCTCGTGGAAACGCACCATCGGATTGTTCGACTCCGACTGATAGGTGGCATAGGCCTGGAAATCGACGTTCACCCGGCCGACCATGGCGCCCGCGAGATTGGGGCCGCCGGTCTGCGAGATCAGCATATTGGCCAGCACCGGCGGCATCTGGTCGCGAAACTCGCTGTACTGCCCGGGGTAGCGGGCCAGCTGCTTGATCTCCTTGATCTTGCCGGCGCGCTTGAGGCGCTGCACCGCGTTGTCCCAGTTGAGAGAGTAGGTGTGGACGAAGGCTTCCTGCGAGTCGAGATCGGGCTCGGTCTCGTCATAGACCGCGAAGTCGGACGGGAATATCATTTTCCCGAACAACTCTTCACGCGCGTCATTCCATCCAAGCTTGATGATGGTGGAGTCGAGGATCAGCGCCCACAGCACCGAGTCGGCGAACAGGTCGGCAAGGCCGGAGTCGCGGAAGGTGTCGTTCCACTCGTCCGCCACCGCCTCGATCTGCTCGATGATCGCATCAGCGGCGTTGCGCGGGGCGGCGATGTTGTAGCGGCAGTGATCGGGCGCGAACAGGAAGGAGGAGACCAGATCGAGATGCGCCTGCAGGCGATTGTACTTGCATTCTATGTTATAGTCGGCAGTGCCGAAGTGGAAATAGCGCTTACGCATGAGGTATAGCTCCTCACGGTCGCGCTTGCTGCCGAGGCAAAGCTCGGCGATCTCGTCGATCGTGTTGTCACGGTACTTTTTGGTGCGCGGGATGATCACTTGGGGACGCCTCCAGCCGGCCGGTGCGAGTATTCGACGTTGCCGCCGACCCCAATCGTTCGATCGCCAACGCGCGTCGTACTAGCTCGCTGTCCCTGCTCGACCTTGAGCTTGGCCGTGACACCGGTCGGCGCACAGTGGGCGGTGAAATTACCATTCGCGTCCAGGGGAACATCGGCGCCCCACCCTTCATACCCCTTGGGCACAAAGCGCTGAGCGCGCGATCCAGCTGGGCGATTGGTGGTGGCGGCGGCAGCTTGACCGCGTACCGGAGAACGGTAATTTTTATACCCATAGGTCTCCTTCAACTCCTTGACCGTGGCATCGATCTGCTTGGTGCGCTCGCTCTTGATCGCCACCGGCCGCGGCACCCACTTCACCCGGATCATGCCGCAGCGCGGGCAGGGCGGGAACTCGCCTGCGGTCGAGTCGTAGACCTTGAGGCAGTTGCGATTGAGGCAGGCCCAGGTCTTGACGATCACGACTGCGCCTCCCGGCGATCGGCGAGCCGGCCATTGCGCGGATAGGGATGCACGTGGCGCGGCAGGCGCTCGAACGAGGGATCGGTGACCTGCCAGCGGCCGCCCTTGCGCTGCCAGCGCAGCCCCGCCTTGACGGCGTCGATCGCCGCCACCAGCCGGTCGTGATAGTTCCTGGAGATGCCGAGCTTGCCGCGCAAAATCTCATAGAGGTTGGCGCGCGGGATGCCAGCCCACTCGGCAAGATTGGCGATCGGGACAGTGCGGGCTCCGCGCTCGTTGCGGAACGCCGGATCGTGCTTGAACCTACGAAACCACCTGACTACTTCATCATGCGTCAATGACCCCCCTACACCGACCCCAGGTTCTTGCACTCGGGACAATAGGCGGCGCGCAGCTGCAGCTTCCAGCCGACCTTGGCGCACTCCTCGATCGTCGATTTGGTGGTGTCGATCTGCCAGGGCTTGGGACGGGCGCCGAACAACAACGAGCCGACCCGCACGAAGATCACCGGCGAGTCCTTCTTGCAGCGCCAGCAGCGCAGCCTGATCGCTTGCAGCTGCTGCACCCAGTAGTTCTCGACATAGTCGGCAAGCGTTGCCGCCGGGTCGCCCTTGCGCGGATCGTCCTGGTCATCCTTCTCGCGCAACACGTTCTGCGGCACCACCCGCTGCTGCGGGGAATAGCGCGGCAGCGGCGGGCGCAGCGGATCGCCCATCTCCTCGAACGTGGTCGGTGTCATCTTTTTGGCGCCGCGCGGGCGCAGGCCCCCGCGCCGGTGGCCCTGCTCGTATGTCATTGCCCGGGAACCCCGATTTTCATGGCGTGCAGGTAGTTGATCGCCATCCGCTCGGCCTGGGCGGAGGCATTGTTGGCCCGCTCCTTATAGGCCTCGGCATAGGTCAAGCCAAGAGCGACCAGCTCGGGCTGGCGCCAGCGCCGCCACGCCTCATGCGCGAGCGCGGCAGCCATCACCCGGTCGTCCTTTTTGCCGGTCTCGGCCTGGATCGAGCCACCATCGATCACGATCGTTTTCATCTCCTCCAAGAGCGCCATCGAGTTGAGGAGATACCGGTGCAGCTCGAAAGCGTCCTTGAAGGAGGAGAGCATCGGCGGCTTGTTGTTGCCGGAGGTGCGCCACTGATAGGCGAGCGTCTGCTGCATCGAGTCGGAGCGGCCATAGAGGAAATGCCGCATCATGGTCAAGACGTAGCGCAGGTCGTAGCTGCGCGCCTCGGTCTTGTCCCACATGTTGGCGGTCTCGCGCCGGAGCGCGTTTATTTCGTTGAAAACCGCTTCCCCAGGGCCGTTGATTTCGAGATTAACCATGACATTGCGGTAGTAGCCAGCGAGGTGGCAGAGCGCCCACGCGCATTGATAGGTGGAGACGGTTGGGCTAACAAACTCCGCAACTTGGACAAGTCTGTCGCTAAAGCATCGAGAGACATTGATAACCGCTCTGTCTGCTGTTTCAGAGCTTCCATAGGCGGGATCGCATCCGATGACGTATCGTCCATTGGGATCGGCCTCCTCCCACACCTTCAACTCGGCACGGCGCTGGTCGCGGGTCGAGAATACCTGGGTCTGCGACCAGTGCTCGCCCATCTCGTATTTGAACGGCATGAACGGGATCGCGCGCGCCCGCTTGGCCGCCTCGGTCAGGAACTGGGCGACGAAGAACTGGCTGCCGGTGGCGACGAAGGCATCCTCCTCCAGCCAGGGAAACTGCTCGTCCATCTTCGCCTGATCGCCGCCCACCTCAGACTCCAGGTGGTGGCGATACCAAGCAATCTGGTTGTGCGTGACGGTGACGCCATAGCGCTTCTGCACCGCCAGCATTCGAGAGCGCTCCAGGCGCGTGAGAGGCGTCGCGTGCCCCTTGGGCATGTAGAGGGGGAACCACGGGTGGTCATCAGCAAGCGTATAATGGTCATGACGCCACCAGCCGACGAAGATGCAGGCGATGGTGGGATCGTCCTTGCCGTCGCGCCAGCGCTCCTCCCAGAAGTTGAAGCCATTGGCGGTCGTCTCCTCGATATCGAGCCGGTGCGGGTAGAGTTTCGACATGGTGGCGCTGATCTCGTTGAGATCATCGGGCGAGCCCCAGAACGCCACCTCGGTCTTATGTAAAAAGTTGTTGGCCGAGGATCGCCCCAGCCCGCCCTTGGCCTTCTCCTTGGTGCCGGCCACCAGATATTGCAGCACCGACCCGTTCTTGAGCACGATCATCTCGCGATTTTCCAAATCCCATTTGATCTTGTGGGACTTGGGAAGGTGCGAGAAGAACACCTTGATGACGTTGCGGAACAGCGCCTTGGCCTGATCGGTATGGGAGACGAAGGCGCCGAGCAGACCAGCGTGCTCCATCGCCCAGAACAGGTCGAGCGCGATGAAGAACGTGGTCATGCCCAGCTGGCGGGCCTTGAGGATCAGGAACTTGGTGATCCCACGCTCGATGCCTTCGCACAGCTGATCGAGCACATAGGTCTGGGTGCCCAGCATGTTGTCGGCCATCGACACCATGCCGAAGTCCTTGGTCTGGATGCGCAGGACCTTAAGGAACTCCAGAAACCTCGCGCGCGGAAAGGGGGCGGCGCGCGCGGGCGGTATCTGACGAACCTGCTCCAGGAGGCTCATAGTTCCAGTATTTCAGGACGAAGTGGACTTCGGCGGTGAAGGTGAATACCAGCATCAGCATCACAAGTCCAATCATCGCGCCGATGACGTAATCGGAGAGCCTCATCGGCTGATCTCCTCATAGTCGCCGATCCCGAGCTTGACGGTGGGGATGGTGGCGGCGCGCAGCGCCTTCACCTCGTCGGCCGGCACCTGGATCACCCGGTAGGGCGAGGCGCCCGGGTGATCAGGGGTCCAGCCATTGCAATGGGCGTTCTCGTGGCGGACGATCCGCATCTGGTCATTGGGGTCGATCACCTTGTAGTCGATCTTCGCCATCAAGGTGAAGCAGGCCTCGGTGCCCTGCGTGGTGCAGGCAAAGATGGTCTGCCCGGCGGGCACCAGCTCCGGGTGGGTGATCAGCTCGCGGCAAATCTTGTTGACCTTCTCCAGCGGCAGCTGCTGGCGCACGATCGGTTTGGAGGGCATGTGATCATAGATTGCGGGCGGGTCCTGGACGTTAATCGGCATCGTCGATCTCCTTCATCGCCATGTACACCAGCCCCAGTGCCATGCGTAGCTGCGCCTTGTTGCGCGGGTCGAAGGAGATCACCCCGCCCTTGGCCGGCCAGTAGAGGTTGGCCATCTCAAAGAACTTGCTGACCCCGGCCTCGATCACCTCGCGCGCCGGCAGATCGATGGCGGTGGGAGTGAGATCGGCCTCGGCGAGCGGCTCCGCCTGCGCGCGGTGAAACCGCGGCAGATCAATCATCCCCCTCCTCTTCCTGGCCACCATGGCGACCGTTCTCCAGTTCGGCGACAATGTCGTTGATGGGGCGATGCGGCCGCGGCTTCACCCCATCCTTGACGCTGTTGCGATAGGTTATATCCGATAATTGCTGATCGATGATTTGAAAGCGATGGTCATCCTTGCGGTCATGGGTGACCTGCCACTGCGAAACCTTGGCGATCCCCTTCCACAGCTCCTGGCGCAGCGAGTTGGCGCCCGAGAACACCGCCGCCACCACCGCGCCGGTGCCGACCATGACTGAGCCGATGATGGTCAGCAACTCAAAGGTCGTAAGTCCAGGCTCGGTCGCCATGGGGCGAGAAGGTAAACGTAATTTCCCAAACAAGGCAAGGGTCGGTTTTCCGACCCTCGCGCCTTGCTCTTTCCGGCCATTTAGTTGAGCGAGGGTGCCCCCGGCTGCCCCGGGGTAAGCGTCTGCACCACCGAAGCGACGGCGGACTGGGTCCCCTGCCCCTCGATGGTGTGGATAGTCTTGACCGCCTCGATCGCCACCGGCAGAAGCGACAGGAACGGGCGCAGCGCATTGAGCCCCGGGATGAAGATCGACAGCACCGACAGAAGCTGCGGCAGCTCGTTTTCCGCGGCCTCAAGCGCGGCCTCGATCTCCGCTACAACGTCGGGATGGGTGGTCACGGGCGTCACGGTCACGGGTCTCTCCTGGGGTTTGGCCGGCGTGGCCGGCGGTGGCGGCGCGGTTGCTACTACAACCGATCCGGGTTGCTTGCAATCCTTGACGCCTTTGGCAAACAGCGCCGCCTCCTGACGGCGACGCACCTGCAGCCCGGTTTCGTTTGGCCACAGCCGCGCCATGGCGGCGATCTCAGTCGGGATCAGCGCATACTGGGCCGCCGCCATCAGGTCGGTGATCTTGCGCATCTCGGCATAGCGCGGCAGCGAGGAGTGGAAGCCGCCGACCCCGCGGTTATAGGCGAGCGAGACGAGCGCGCCGGCGCTGTCGGGGGAGAGCAGATCGAAGTTTTCCAAAGCCGCGCGGCAGCGCGCCTCCCATTTGGGGACTTCCTCCCGGATGAACTCATGCACCGCCTGCGGATAGCTGATGGTCACCTCGTCGCGGTGATCCT